ACGGAGATAATATCGATAAGATGTCGCAGAAGATGGGCATTTCAATTGAAGCATACCAGGAATGGGATGCGGTTATGCAACATTCAGGCACTTCAATGGAGACCATGAAGGCATCTATGAAAACTTTAGCCAATGCTGTTGAGAATGGGAATGAGGCTTTTGAAACCTTGGGCTTAACTCAAGAGCAATTGGCAGAAATGTCGCAAGAACAGATTTTTGAAGCGACAATTGCTGGATTGCAAAATGTAACAGATACAACACAGAGAACTTATCTTGCCGGACAGCTTTTAGGAAGAGGCGCAACAGAACTCGGTGCGCTTTTGAATACTTCAGCCGAAGATACTCAAGCAATGAGGGATAGGGTTCGTGAACTTGGCGGTGTTATGTCTGAAGATGCAGTTAAGTCAGCTGCACAATTCCAGGATAATTTACAAGATTTACAGACAGCATTAACTGGTGTTAAGAGAGGAATCTTATCAGAATTATTGCCAAGTTTCAATGATTTAATGGATGGCTTTACGAAACTCATTTCCGGTGAAGAGGGAGCAGATGAAGCATTGCTGTCCGGTTTTGATAAACTTATCGATGGGGCAGGCAATATCGCAGAAAGAGTTTTGGATATAGGATCGGAAATAGTTCCAAGATTGGTAACAGGAGTTGTTTCGAAATTACCGGATTTCTTCAATGCCTTGGCGGAGGCTGGTTCGACTATAGCACCTGCGCTGCTTGAAACTTTGGCCAATGATGTTATTCCGACAATAATGGATTCTATTCCCGGAATAATTGAAAGTTATTCAGAATCTTTGCCGGAAATGATAATGACATCAATGGATTTGATGACGACTCTGCTGCCAATGTTAATTGACTTGATGGTTCAACTCTTGACGGCTTTTGCAAGCACTTACGAAGAAATGGCACCTATTTTAAGTCCAATGGGAGTTGAATTGCTGATGACAATAATTAACGCAATTCTTAAAAACCTGCCGTTGATATTCGATGCTGCGGTTGCAATTATGACAGGAATGGTTAAGGGAATTGTTTCCATGTTACCTGAATTGGTATCTGCGGCTGTGCAAATCGTAATGCAACTCGTTGCTACGATCATCGAATTGGTTCCGCATATTATTGCGGCAGCAGTGCATATCATAACTGAATTTGTAACCACAATTGTAACGACCGCATTAAAGTTCTTAAGTGGAGATTATTGGAAAGGAATGCTTGACGGAATTGTCCACAGCTTTACTGATATCGATTGGGCAGGCTTGGGCAAGATGTTGACCGAGGGCATTGCCAACGGTATAAAAGACGGATTTAATAAGGTTAAGGATTCTATAACCAATGTTGCAAACGGAATCAAGAATATTTTCACAAATATTTTCGATATTCATTCTCCATCTAAGTTGTTTGAGTTCTACGGCGAAATGATTGACGAGGGCTTGGCAAAAGGTATCGGATCCGGATTGAGTGTTAATGCAACAAAGGATATGTCGGAGAACGTAAGTCAATCGTTTACTCCGTCATTGGCAGCTGCCGGTATCGGTGGCAATATTGTTATTCCTGTTTCAATCGGAAACGAAATGATTCAGACGATAGTTGTTGATGCTTTGAATATTGCAAATTATAGAAGTGGAGGCAGATAATGGCAACACCGATTTTGGATGATTATCCTATAAAAATAAATTCAACCGCTATACCATTTAGTGGTTCTATGGAAGAAAAATATGATACAATAGAATCAGTAAATATGAGCGAAGCAGGAACGGATATTGTGCAGACCGAAAGACTCGGTAAGTTAACGCTCTCGATTAAGTATAAAATCTTAAGTTCCTGGGTGGAAACTTTCGAAGGCTGGGCTTTCAATAATTCGTATAAGACAGTTTCGATTTTCGATTTTGTAACCGGCGCCTATAAGGATCGCCAAATGCGAATGAGAAACTATAGAAAGAGCTTGGTCAAAAATTCCGAGAAGTTAAGTGTAACAACGGGTATTTGGGAAGTCAGTTTTGATTTGATAGAGAAGTGATATGTACGCATTAAGCACAGAAGCAAAAAAAGATTTACAATCCTATACCATAAGCGGTTCCATTGGATCGCAGGCCGGAGCAGTTGGTTCGTACTTGTTTGATAATGAGAATATCCTTAAGGGGAGTTTGGCAATTGCGAACCAATGCTCGGACTCGTCAACCTTTAATCTGGGCGGTGTTTATATCGGACAGATGTCTTGCACTTTTATCGGGTTAAGCATTCCCAGGAATGAATGGGTTGGAAAGGAGATTTCGCTCGAAGTTACGATCAACGGAGTTCAGACTTTTCCTGTCGGAAAGTTCTATATAGATAAAGCCGAGCATACCAAGGGCATGGTCAAGATTACGGCCTACGATGGAATGATTAAATTCGACAAGGCTCTTGATTCAAATACTGCAACTTTGAATGATTCTCCTTATAATATTTTGAATTGGATTTGCAGTCAATGTGGAGTAAATCTTGGAATGACACAAGCACAGGTTGAAGCTTTGCCAAATGGAGCGGATCCGTTCTTCGTGTCACAGATGGGAGATATCGAAACTTATCGAGATGTTTTATATTGGCTTTCGCAGACATTAGGCGGCTTTGCTACCATGGATCGAAATGGTGCTTTGGTTATTCGGTCTTATCATAATTCTGTAGATGATGTCATTGATTATAATGTCCGTTTTAATACGAGCCAATACGGAGACGAGATTATCAAATATTCCGGCTTTTATTGGACTAACGAAGAAGATGGAACTGCCGAGTATGAACATGCAATTCCGGATGATTATTATTATGTTTCGCTTGGAATTAACCCATTCTTCCAAAGCGGACTTCGTAATCTTTATGTAGATGGCATTTTAGATGCGCTGTCAAATATTGAATACAATCCTTGTGACGTAACAATTCCATTTGGTATTCAGTATGATCTTGGTGATGTTTTGAGATTTCCAAACGGCCAAGGCAGCGCATCTAATAAATTCTGTGTTATGTCTTATTCTTGGACATATTACGGTGGTTATCGAATAAAATCTATTGCGGTACCAAAGACTTCAAAGAATAAATCTGATAAAAATATTACGGCTTTAATGCGAAAGTCGAGTTCGGATAAGATTGTTTATTATCTAATAACCAATATTTCGGATATTGATGTTGGTGATAATGAAGAGAAAACTATTGTCGATCTTTATTTTGCAGCTGAAAAAAGCACTGTTGTTGTGTTTGATGTTGAGATGCATTGCGATGTAGAAACAAAAGTCGATGGTGATGATTATTACGATGCGGTTGCGAAATTTACCTATTATTTAAACAATGAGAAAATTGATAATTTCGAGCCTATAGAAACGTGGCTTGATGGCAATCATATAAAACATTTGCTTTATCATTTTACAATTCAGGATGCAGGCACAAAACGATTACAAGTAAAGTTATTCATGTCCGGTGGTAGTGTTCATATCGATATGAATAATTTGAAAGGTGCAATATATGGTCAGAATTTAGCCGCAAGTGATATGTGGAATGGTATAATCAAGATAGAAGAAACAGCACCTGCATTTAATCTTGAGGAAATTCAAATTGCCGAAGTTGAAGATTCTCTTGCAGTGGGAACTAAAATTCCTGCGAAAAGCGATTTGTCAGATCCAGTTGTTTCGTTTAACCTTGTTGAAATTTCTATTGCAAGTGCAAATGAGAGAATTGTTGATGTTCAGACAAGAATAAACAGTTATGCAATAATTACAGAGACGGGAGATAATATCATAACCGAACAAGGAGATTCAATTTATACAGAAGGAGTATAGAAATGGCAAATAAAAAGACCACAGAAATGGAAACGATACCGGCAGTTGACGAAAACGATTTGCTGATTATTTCAAAGGCTAACGGAAGTGCTACATACAAAATGACAGTCAGACAGTTGGCTTTGGAGATATTAAGCGCTGCGGAGTTTCAGTCGCTCGACACCACAGATAAAACTATCATTGGTGCAATTAACGAATTGGGAGGTAACTAAATGAATAAGATTCATGGTAATGTAAGAATTAAATTATCCAATCCCATAAGCGGTAATGTAATTCATGATATTGAGGGAGAAAACACATTCCAGAGTGCTGTGTTGGCAGCAGGTTTAAGAAATTTAGGAAGTGCAAAGGCATCTTTTTATAATGGAATTGAAAACCGAGAGCCTTGGAAAGACATAGTCGGTGGTATTTTCTTGTTCAGAGATTCTTTACCGAGTGGTGCTAAATATATGTCTGCCGGAAATCAAATGACAGCAAACGGCTCTTTCGAAGTTGTGAATAATGCCAATCCCCCGGAATTAGGAAGTTATAACTCGAATGAATCAAATCAGAGTGCAAGTGCAATTACACAGGTATACGATTGGACAACTTCACAGGGTAATGGAAGAGTATCATCAGTCGCATTGACTTCAAGAGTCGGTGGTTATATCGGATATGGAAATAAGAGTGAGATTGCGCATCCTACAATTAAAAGTTTTGACGAAGGGTTGCAGATTAAAAGGATTCAAGGCATAAATAATGTTGAATGGGCGGAAACGATACAGACAGGCAACATGCTTTATCAAATTACCTATAATTCAACCGATAAGGAAGTTGTTGTTAAAAAATCAAGAGTGCCGATATCACAGGGAAGTGTTTTTGATTGGATTCCTTTTGACGATGAAGTTATTGATGTGTCAAGCCTTCATTGCGACGAGGTTTGGGGTGGCGGCGCACAGGCATTTTTAGACGATGGCAAGATTTACCTTTGCCCAGCACAACAATATTCGGGCGTATGGGCAATAGCCAGTAAAATGTATGTTTGGGAATATGACCCTGCTAATGATGAAATAAGTGAAATTGCCATAACAAATACAAGCGGCACAGCAATAGGCTACGTAGGAACATCGGTATCTTATGGCAGATTCTATACTTATAATCACGGCGAAAATACACATGTTTTCGACTTATCTGATAGCACTTATATTGGCTATATCGAAACAAATCAGAGTGGAACAGTAAGATACGCAATAGGCTCTAACTTTCCAAACGGACTGACTTTAATTCCTATAAATAATAATATAGGCGGTGCTCCTTTGTATGATAGGTTTTATGATCCGGTAAGTAGGACTTGTTATCCGACAAACGGGTATTTTTCAGTGAGCAATATTCAAGGGAATTTATATTATGACCCAGAAACCGATACCTTGAATTGTTACGAAAGATATGGAGCATGGGCATTTAACAATCCTTTGTATCTGGCTACGAATTATAATCTCAATTCGCCGGTAACTAAAGATGCAACTATGACAATGAAGGTGATTTATACTTTGCAAGAGGCTTAATATGGGTTTAATCAACTATTTGGGTAATTCCAAGGTAATAAAAAGAATATGTCAGTTGTTGAATGTAACAGACGTGCAAGACGAAGAAGGACATAGCCTTGTTGACGAAAATGGTATCGCTATCGTGTCAGGTGGCGGAAGCGGAAGTTCAACGCTTGCTGGATTAACTGATGTTGATGTAACAGGGGCAAGTGGCGGTGATGTACTTGCCCTTAATGGCACAAGCGGTAAATGGGAAGATAAAAAACTACCGACAAAATTATCAGATTTTACCAACGATACTGGCTTTATTACAAATACAGTTAATAACCTAACAAATTATTATAAGAAGTCTGAAACCTACACACAGTCCGAAGTCGATGCCTTAATAAGTGCAGTAGTTACAATAGATATCGAAGTCGTACAAACTTTGCCGACAACAGATATTTCAACCACAACGATTTACCTTTTACCTAAACAAACGGCTGGAACTGATGATGTTTATGATGAATACATAAATACCACAGGAACAACAAGCGGTTGGGAGTTGATAGGTTCAACGCAGGTTGATTTATCCAATTATTACACAAAGTCGGAAGTGGATGCTCTGATTCCAGATGAACTTGCAGACTTGGCAGATGATTCAACGCATCGTTTGGTTACAGATACGGAAAAATCTACTTGGAGTGCCAAAGTCAGTGATAACCCTACATTCTCGGAAGCATCAACAAGGGCAAATATTGATAGTGGCGATTCTTTTGCGACTATCCTCGGAAAGATAAAGAAGTTCTTTACAGACTTAAAAACTGTTGCTTTCACAGGTGCTTATTCGGACTTGACAGGACAGCCGACAATTCCCACAGATACAAATGTTAAGCAAAATAACTCAATAGGGAATGCCCCTTATAGAGTTTTATTAAGTTCTTCATACCAAGATGATGATTACACAGGCGAAACTAAAAAAAGTGCCAAGTTGTCAATGAATCCAAGCACAGGTTTATTGAAGCACACAGGCGATTTTGACAATGATGGTAATATTACCAGCGATAGAACTAATGGAACAACATCTGTTTCGGGAACATCATATATTATAGGCGGAAATTCAACACCTTCGGGAACAACAGGGAATAGCCGAGGAATTTTGCGTTTATATGGCACAAACGATAAATATTTTGAAATAACAGAATCAGGAACGCTTACTGCAAATAGGACTCTTAATGCCCCTAACAAAGACGGAACTATTGCTGTTACGAGTGACCTTTCTAAAAAGAGTAATAAGACAAGAAGGGTAACCCTTTCTTCAAGTTCATTTACTTATGATAGTGGGGCAAAATATTGGTATTCAAACTATAAATACTCGTATTATTATGGAACGAGAGAAATTTTTGATATTCAAATAATTCCTTCTTATGCCGCTATAAATGCGAATGCTTACATAAATTCAAATGGTTATATATGCGTTGCAGGAATTGTTACGACAAATATGACAGCAATGGATAGTCAATATACTTTTACAATTAGTATTTTACAAGAAAAATCCGATACGGATTCATAAGGAGAAAAACAATGGCTTCATTAAACAAAAAACGCAAATGTCATAATACACTTTATGATAGGGGTGGAGAAAAAGGAAAATTTCATAAGTTAAAAGGGTATGCTATGTTTCATAAAAAGGACAGAGTAAGACTATCAAAGGAAGTGAACGAACAGTAAAGGCGAAAGACAAATGGAACACACAATAAACCTTGAATTTATATCGCTATGGGAACTATAATAATTGTATTAGCTGTTATAGCAATAATCTTAATACTCATAATTGATGACATGAAGGGAGATTGACATGAGTGAATGGATGCAGATTGACGGATATCCAAACTACGAAGTCAGCAAAGATGGGCAAGTCAGAAATATCAAAACGGGCAAAATATTAAAATATGCCTTATCAAATAAGGGTTATAAAAGAGTGGCATTATATTATGACAAACACCATTTCAAGTGGTTTGGTATTCACAGACTCGTGGCTCTTGCTTTTGTAGATAATCCACAAAACAAGCCTTGCGTAAATCATATTGATAATAATCCATTGAATAATAATGCTGAAAATTTGGAATGGGTTACCTATGCTGAAAATATGCAATGGGCGAGTAAACAAGGCAGAATGGTTTATACAGAAAAAAGAAAGCGCAATTATCTTGAAAAAATGCAAAAATACATGAAGCCTGTAATTGGCACAGATAAAAATGGTAATAAATATTTTTTCAAGTCTACAAGAGATGCGGAAAGAAAAGGTTTTAAAAGTATAAGAGTGTCAGAATGTTGCAGGGGGATAAGAAAATCAACAGGTGGACTAACTTGGGAATATGCAGAGTAGGAGAAGCAAAAAATGAAAGACTGGGTAGAAATTACGCTTGTTATTTGCGGCGGAATAATAACGATTTTGACTTTATGGAACATGGTAGAACAGCGTATTAAATCGACTAAACAGCCAACAAGCAACCTTGAAGAGCGTGTAGGTCTGATCGAAAGGAAGTTGGAGTTTGAAATCAAGGCTACGTTTGCCGAGTATGATGCCAGGTTTGGGAGAGATAAAACGAAAATTGAAATGATAGAGCAGGGGAACCGGGTTACACAGAAAGCCCTGCTTGCATTACTCAAGCACTCGATTGACGGGAACAATATAGATGCGTTAAAAAAAGCTGAAGGCGATTTGAGTGAGTTTTTGATTGAGAGATGAAAGGAGATTAATTATGCCTTATTTGCCACAGAAAGTTTATGAATGGTTGCGTTGGATCGTAGCAATTGTTATTCCTGCAATGATTGTATTGTATGGGGTAATCGGAAATACTTGCAATATTCCTTACACAGATGTTGTGTTGACTATTGCAGGTGCGGTAGATGTATTCTTGGGTACTATCTTCGGTATCAGTAAAATTGCTTACGATAGACAAAATAAAGAATAATTGGTAAAATATTGAAGGGCGAATAGATAGGAGTTGCAAACCTATTGAAAAGCGAACCGACTTCCGCTTTCGCCCTAAATGCTTTGAAGTCGGAGAACGGAGTCGGATATGGAAAATTTAATAGGTAAAAGATTTGGAAGACTTGTTGTTAAAGAATACGTAGACAAAAGAAACTATCGGTGTTTATGCGATTGCGGAAAAGAAACTTATGTTAGCAAATACAAATTAACAAGCGGACATACTAAATCGTGTGGGTGTATGAGATTTAAAAGAAACAGATACGATTTAAGTGGGGAATACGGTATTTGCTACTACAATGACAACAAGGGCTTTTTTATTTTCGACAAAGAGGACTATGAGAAAATCAAAGATTTTACTTGGGATTGTTCTTACAAGGGATATGCAAAAAGTCAGAAAATATCAGCACACCGCTTAATTATGAATTGTCCCGAAGATATGGTTGTCGACCATATAAATCATAAAAGGAACGACAACCGAAAATCTAATTTGAGAATATGCTCTGCGGTTGAAAATTCACGAAATAGAAAAAAGTCTTTAAACAATACGTCGGGGGTAAACGGCGTGTCTTATCGCAAAGAAAAGAATAAATGGCGAGCGAGAATTACCTACAATAGAAAAGTCATTCACATAGGAGATTACGAAACTCTTGAAGAAGCCCAAAAGGCAAGAAAAGAGGCAGAGATAAAATATTACGGAGAATTTGCATATAAGGAGGAATCAAATGGCTAAAATTGTAATGACAAATGAACAACTCATTGAAAGACTTAAAATCCTTGCTTCACGCAAGACAAGGTATGTCAATCGTTATCCGTATAATCTTTGTTATAATCACGCAGACGGATATACTTCGGCGGATTGCAGTAACCTTTATAAAGCCCTTTTTAATGGGTATGACGTGAACAACAGAACAGTAGGATATTACCAAAAGGACTTGTCGAACACAGGAGATGTAACGGAAGCAGGTTTGAT